TTAAAGAGAAAGTGGAAACGGGTCAGGCTCCGAATGTCGTGATTGATCTGCAAGATAGCGGTACAAGCGAGGAAGCTCTTCGCAGGCAATTTGCGGATTGGCCTATTGAAGGTCTGGGCGATGTCTTGATCGTGCGTCCTGACGGGACGATTGGAGAACTCTGATGGCAATAGAATATTTTATTAATTCCGATCTGGACAAGGTGGAAGTGGAACGGCGCCTGATCGTCGCAGCAGATGCTGCAAACGGCCTTTGGGAGAGCTGGGGCGTGCGCGGTGATCTTGGGCCGTTTCATGAAGAAATCATGGAAGAATACGGCGTCAGCAAGGGGTTCAAGACGCAAGTTTATTGCAGGCACAACAAGGAACAGAGCGTTCGGGCGCGCGAGGCCATGCTTGCATTCTTCGAGTCCTTGCCTGGACGAAAGCTGCTTTTGAATGGAGACGTATTCGTCGCCTTCCGTCCTGAGTAAAGGCCAGAGACATTTCGGAACTGACATTGAGGGACAAGGCGGGTAATTCATGGCCCAATTGTACGCCACCCCGCCACGATGCGCCTCGGCAGGCCGTCCACCGCCCGCTCGGCATCCCGCGCCAGATCCAGCCGTTTGCGCAATTTGACCTGCGGTACCAGCAGGAAGATCGGCACGGTTGCCACGCCGCGTCCGGTTTTCGACCTGGACGCCACGGCCCGGCCTTTCGAATTCAACCGCCCCTCCGCCACCAGAAGGCTGGGCCCCCTGCGGCGATAGATGAACCGCAGGCGCAGGCCGGTGCGGCGCTCCCACTCTCCGGGGGTGATGCGGCCGCCCTTGGTGCTTTTGCCAGCAGCGGGGGTGGGGATCGCAAGCCAGAACCCATCCTTGGACTGGATCAGCGGCCCGGCGTCATGGGCGCCAATGATGACCGGGGCGTTCGACCAGACCAGCGCTGCCGCGTTCAGGCTATCGCCGGATTTCGGGAAGCTGGCGAGGCGGATGGAGTTGCCAAGTCGGGTGCCTAGGCCAGCGCCGGTGATCTGGCCGCGCCAAGCCGATTTCAGGGACGTGCCCGCTTCGCGCATCGCGGCCGACACGGCCTTTTCCCCTGCGGAAATCTCCGCCTGCATCAGGGCGACGAGGTCGGGGTCGAACGCGATTTTCAGCTTCATGATGGGCGCAGGTCCAGTGTCCAGATCAGACGTTGGCGGTCGCGGACAGGCTCGCCCTGAATGGTGAAGCTGTCGGTCCCGATCACGATCAGATCGCCCGTGCGGGGATCGGGCAGGTCGGACAAACGCACATCCACCATCATGGTGTCGCTGACAAAGCGCCCAGCGCCAAATTCGGTGATGCGATCCGGGGCACGGCGGATGACGTGTATGGGGCGTTCCTCGGACGTTGTGGCGGAAATCCAGACAGCGGCCGCCGCCATGGACGGGTTGGCATAGATCCGGTCCATGGCGGCGGCGAAGACGTTCATGTCGGGGCCGTCAGTTCGAAGTGTGGAGGCGGATCGCGATGCGCGGCCGCTTGTTGACGGGCAGGATCGAGGCCTCGGTCATCAGGTCGATCCACCGACCTTTCTCGTCCAGGTGCTGGCGAGCATAGAGCGGCAGGCCGAGGGTATTCGCCGCCTCTAGCAGATTTGCCGGGCCACCATAGGTCGTGAACGTGTCCATCGTGCCCAAGGGGAAAGCGATGCCCTCGCTGGCCGGGATCAGCCGCTCGGTGGCCTTGGTCGAGAGGGTGACGGTGCCCGCGTATTCCTCGAACACGATGCCCGCGAAGGGGAAGTTGCGGCGCACATCCTGGCGCAGGGGCTGCGCGCCGGTGGCTGCGTAGAACTTGTAGGCTTCTTCGGTCTTGGGGTGGCTGATCAGCTTGTCGAAGAACTCGCGGCTGACCAGCGCATGCACGTCCGTCATGCTTTCGCCCAGCAGGTTGTCCTCCATGGCGCGCAGCACCTCGCGGACCTTGCCCTGCACGTTGGTGCCTGCAGTGCCGAGGACGAAGTCGACCAAGATTTGCGCCAGGCCGAATTCGGTGAAGTAGTTGTAGAGGGTGGTGCCCGCGCCGTCCTTCACGATGCCGCGGAGCGCGTTCATCTCCATGTATTCGCGGGTCTGGGCATGCTTGCGCCGCATCAGCTGCAGCTTGCGGTTCATCACCTCGACCAGCGGATCGGCGCCGTCGAAGACGCCCAGCGCGGGTTGGCCTTGGATGTCGCCCGGCAGGATGACGTCATCGTGCGGGATCCATGGCAGGGCGAAGCTGCGCATCGAGCGCCCCTCCCGCGTGCCGACGGTAGCGGGGCCGCCCAGCGGCACCGAGGGCAGCAGGTTCAGCACACCCTCATACTGCTCGATGATCACCGACCGCTGGCTGACACCTTCGAAGCGGAAGATGCCGATCTGGCCGAGGCGGGTGTAGAGGTTGGGCAGGATGTTGATGGCCTGCGTCATTTCGGCCAGCGAGTAACCGCCAGCGTCAAAGGGATTGCGAACGATGGTCATGGGGTGCTCCGGGGGATGAAGGGGGGAAACCGTGTTAGACGCCATCGCGGGCGATGATGCCGACGGCAGCCAGTTGGCCGATCTTGGTGGTGATCTTCGCGCCGTCATCGACGGTGGCCTCGTAGGCGAGGCCCGCGCGCGACACGATCGCGGGGCCGCGCGCGACGACGATGCCGACCGCATCGGCCAGCGTGGCATCGACGGCATAGAGCAGCACGGTGCTGGCGACCTGCGAACCGTCCGTTCCGGTCGCGGGTGACAGGGTGTATTTGCCGCTGGCGGTGATCTTCCCCAGCACCGAGCCGACCGGATAGGGCGTGCCCGCGAGCAGAGTGACCACCTCGCGGGTGTAGTTCGGGTTGACCTCATATTTGAGGACATCGCCCATGCTGGGCGGTTCCGTCAGGACGGGCATTGGTCAGTCTCCATGGTTTTTGGGTGGGGGTGGGGCGCTGGGTCAGCGCTTGGCGTCGGTCGCGGTTTTCTTGGCAGCGGCCACGATGGGGCTTTCCTTGGCAGCAGCGGCCGGGGCGGTGGCGATGATGCCAGCAGCATCGCTGCGGGCCGCGAGGTCAGCCAACACGCGGGCGCGCAGAGCTTCGGGTTTGAGACCCTGCGCAACGGCGTCGGCGGCATCAATGCGCACGCCCAGCCGGGCCGCCTGCGCGCAGATCTGTGCGACCTCGGCGGCCTCGGCGCGCACGGCGTCTGCGGTCATTGCGGTGGCCTCCGGCGCGGCTGGGTCAAGCCTGGTCGCCGCGCTGACGGACGCGGGGTCGGGCTGCGGGGCCGTTGCCGTGGGGGCCTCGGCATCGGGCGCGTCCCTGTTGATCGCGGGGACCGTGGCATCGGCAACCGGCGAGGGTGTATCGGTGGGCGTGGTGGTCATCTGTGGACCCTTTCTACTGGGGGAGGTTGTGCCGCGGGGTGCGGCGGCGAAAGCGCGGAACGCCGTGACAGGATCGGCGAGATCGTCGGCCAGACCGGCTTTGAGCGCATCGGCCCCGCGAAACACGGCCGCTTCCGTGGCCAGCGCTGCGGCGTGTGTCAGGCGATCCCCGCGACCGGCGGCGACGGTTTCCGCGAAGAGAAAGCGGACAACCTCCAACTCGCGCTGCATCTGGTCGTGCACAGCCTCGGGCAGCGGCTGGTAGGGGTTTGCGTCGATCTTATGCGCGCCCGCATGGATCAGGGTGACCGCGATGCCCTTCTGATCAAGGGCCCCGCTCATGTCAGTGTGCAGGGCCACCACGCCGATGCTGCCGACAGCGCCGGTGCGGGGCAGGATGATCCGGTTCGCCTGGGAGGCCAGGACATAGCCAGCCGAGAGCGCATGTTCGGCGACAAAGGCGTGGATGGGCTTCTGCGCCCGGGCGGCGCGGATACGATCTGCCAGATCGAAAGCCCCGGCGACCTCGCCGCCGAAGCTGTCGATGTCGAGTGCAATGCCCCGCACGCCGGGATCGCCGAGCGCCGCCTGCAGCTGGGCAGCGATCCCCTCATAGGAGGTCAGCCCGGAAGATTGCCCGATCCACGCGCCGCGATGCACCAGCGTTCCGGCGATTTCGATGACCGCGATGCCATCCACCAGCGCATAGGGCTGACTGCCGTTCCGCTGGTGGCGCTGGGCAAGGTCATTGCCAAACAACGACGCACGCGTAGGCAAAGCCGCGTCTTCAAGCTCGCTGGACGGCAGATCGACACCTTGGAACGTGATTTCCTGCCCGGTGATGCGCGGACCCAACCCGGACAGGAAGGCCAGCGCCTTGGCCGGATCGACCATCAGCGGGGTGTTGAAGGCGCGCTGTGCGATTTGGGCGTGGTGCATCATGCGCCCTCCGATGCGTCGGGTTTTTCGTCGGCGGTGTCCTGTGCGTCGTCGTCGGCCTCGTCGTCCTTGGCGCTGTCCTGATCCGCGTCTTTCGCCCCACCTTCGCCCGGCCCCTGCGCAGGCGACCCCGGACGGCGGAAGTCGAGGCCCAGCGCCAACTCGCGTTTGCGCTCTGCAGCGATTTCCCGGTCGACCTGCTCGGCGTCATAGCCGCGCTCAGCCAGCGCCTGCGTGCGGGATTTGAGCCCTGCCTCGATCTGCAGGATCTCGGCCGAGGCGTCCTTCATCGGGTCGATCCAGTCCCATTTCGTGGGCAACCAGGCGCAGGCATGGTATTGCCGCCGCTGGCTGTCATAGCCCGGCAGGTCCAGCGCGCCGGACAGCACGGCGGTGTCCATCCAGCGCACCCAGACGGCGCGGCAGAGCTGATAGACCAGCACGCCATGCTGCCAGGCCGAGATGCGGCGGCGGAACTCGATGAGGCTGATCCGCGTGTTCGAGAAGTTGCCCTTGGCGGTGTCGCCGGTCAGATAACCGTAAGGAATGCCAAGTGCTGCCGCGATCTGCAGCAGCGTGCGGTACTGAAATGGCTCATAGGTGCCGCCGGAGTCCGGCGTGGCTGGGGTGGACACGTCCTCGCCGGGATCCAGCCGCACCACCTGGCCGGGTTCCACCTCCAGATCCTCCTCGGTCGGTTCCAGCGGGGTTTCCGGGGCGGGTGAGGTGATGAACATCGCGAACATCGCCGCGATCTTTTTGCGCTCCAGCTCGGCGTCGTCATAGAGGTCCAGCGTGAACAGCTTGACGATGGCAGCCGCGAACCGAGACACGCCGCGCAACTGCCCGGCCTCGACCGGGTCGAGGACGTGGATCACATCGCCAGCCGGGACACGGACGGTTTCGCCTGCGAGGCCGGGATCGGTCAGATCACCGGGGTGGCGGCGCAGGAAGTGGTAGGCGGTGCGGCGACCAATGCCGTCGAACTCAATGCCCTGCCGGATCAGCCCCGCACCGGGCAGGCTACGGTTCATGTCGAGGGGCAGCATTTCGGCGGGCAGCATCTGCAGTTGCAGCGGCACGGTCAGACCATCCTCTGCCCGGCGCGGCCTGATGCGGATGAACACCTCGCCCGACAGGAACACCTCGCGCGCCGCCCGGCGCTGCAAGCCATAGAAGTCGGTCAGTCCTTCTGCATCGGCATCATCGGTCCAGGCCAACCAGAGTGCCTGCAGGGTTTCCTTGGTGGCTGCGGCCGTGATGGAACTGGACGGCTTGATGCCATCACCGACCACATTGCTGGCAAAGCTTTCCACCGCGTTTGCCGCATAGCCATTGTTCCGGACCAGCCAGCGGGCGCGGGCGGTGATCGTGTCGCCCGATGCCGCGATCAGCGTGTTCACATGGGCGCGGCTGGCCCGGAACCCGCGCAGGCGCCGATGGGCTTGTGCAGCATCGAAGCCACCGATGATCGACCCGATGCGCTGCCGGAAGGCCTCAAACGCCATGGATCACAGGCCTTTCGAGGCGACCGTGCCCCAGCGGCGACGACGCGGGGTTCCGGAAGTGGCCGTGGCAATCCGGGTTTCCAGATCGGCAATGGCATTCGCCAGCTCAGTATCCGAGCCATAGGTGATGGTTTTGCCGTCATAACTGACCGAGCGGACGCCCGCGTAGCGGGCCTCCTGTAGCGCCGCCAGCAGTGCGCGCATCCGTTCCAGATCCATCTCAGTCCCTCATGAAGTTTGGTGTGTAAGCCCGGCGCTTGCGCCGTGGCGTCGTTGGTGTTCCGGCCTTGGGAGGGGCGGGTGCTGTCGGTTCGGTCGGTGCCGCCAGCTGAGGTGCTGGGCGGGTTTCAACTCCGGCCTGCTCCTCCAGCCGTCGCCAGGTCGCCTCGTCCCAGCGATCAGCGCCCATGATCCACGCCGCCGCGCGGGCATAAACCCGGCAGTCCAACGCTTCGTTGCGCTCGCGCATCTTCTGCCATTCGGGGTGGGCATAGCCGCGCTTGTNNCGCACGGTGACCAGCTGTTCCGCCACCAGCTGCTTCAGCCACTCGGTGTCGATCCAGTCGGGCAGATGCACGGTGCCGGGGGCATCGAGCACGCCCAGCGCCCGGTCTTCATCGGAGGGGCGTTCCAACCGCAGAAAGCGATAGGTCTCGGTCTTGAAGGTCGCTGTGGCCACGGACCAGAGCCGCGCGCCACGGCGCAGACGTTTGCCGCCGATGGTCGCATCGACAAAAGTCGGGCCCGACACCGGCGTGGCGCGGTTGAAACCTTCCAGACCTTTGATCGGAGCCACCTGATCGAAGCCCTGTTTCCGTGCCCACGCGTAAACTGCCGGGGCTTCATAACCGGTGTCGATGGCCAGCTTGCCGATCACCATCACCGCGCCATTGGCGCAAGCCCATGTGCGGCCAAGCAATGCTGTCAGCTTGTCCCAACAGGCCGGATCATCCGGGCCACCGGCAATGACGATGTGATCGACCAGCCAGGACTCCAAGCCCCGGCCCCAGGCCCAGACATCGACCTCGATGCGGTCCTTCTGCACATCGACGCCAGCGGTCAGGAACAGACCGCCGACTGGAATTTGCACCCCGCCATAGGCTTCGCGGCGTTCGGCCAGTCGTTGCCATTCCGGTGCGTCGCCGCTCTCCACCCAAGTTTCGCCCAGCAGGGTATTGCGCGCGACGCGCAGCATCTCCTCTGAGCCTTGGGCCGCCAGCCATTCGCGGGCGATCTGCTGCCAGCTTTTCCAGCCCAAGGGCGAGTAAAGCGCCGAGAGGTGAAAGCCGATCGAATGCGGATCGGCGGACACTGTCGTTGCCCGCCACTCGCCCCGTTCCAGCATCTGCGTCTTGTGATGCTCGGCGATGGCGCGTTCGCAGCCTTCGCAATGATACGCCGCCGTGTCGGGACGTCCCTTGTCCCAGCGCAGGCGTTCGAACTGCAGCCACTGCATCGCCCCGCAATGGGGGCAGGGCACAAAGTACCGCCGCTGGTCGCTGGCATCAAACTCCCGTTCAATGCGGGATAATCCCCGGATCGTCGGGGTCGAGACCATGAACACCTTGCGGCGGTGCGAGAAGGTGGTGGTGCGCGCCTCGGCCAGCGTGACCGGGTCGCCTTCCTCGTCGGCCGAGGCTGGATAGGCATCGACCTCGTCGAGGAAGATGTAGCGCGCGGGCATCGACCGCAGGCCGGTGGCGCTGTTGGCGCCGGTCAGCACCAGGATGCCGCCGGGGAATTCCTTCGACAGCATCGAATTGCCAGCATCGCGCGACCGGGCCGGGTTGACCCGTTCGCGCAGAGCCGCGCTGTCCGCGATCAGGGGATCAAGACGGCCCCGCGACGTGCGTTTGGCGAGTTCCAGCGATGGCAATACCGCCAGCATCGGCCCCGGCGCGTGATGGATGACAAAGCCGATCCAGTTGTTGCCAGCCTCGGTCGCGCCGACCTGTGCGGCCTTC